GTAATGTTTGTTCATAACTACTATTACTTGCTTTCGCAATATAAAAAATAGGGTTTGAGCCACTTGCCTCTGTGATATAGACAGGCGTTCCGTTTAATATATTGACTCCACTTATGTTTTTACACTTAAGGGCTAACTCTTGTCCGTGCTGTAAATATACATTATCACTAACACGAGTTTCTAATGTTTCAACTTCAGCGTTCCACCGAGTTTCACCGATATTGAGGGTTTCTGCTGGGGAAACAATATCATATTTAACTTTATCATGAACGATTGTGCCATCTTCTATTTCCGTTTGTAGTGTAGGAACATCTTCTTCAAGTTGAATAACTCTATCATCAATATCTCTTGCTGTGGCATAAGCGTAAAATATTGAAAAAGTTTCATCTACTTGTAATTCCCAAATTCCACTAACATATTTATAAACGTCAATAATTTTGCCATCAACACCACCAGCCATTACGAGGGCATATTGATTTTCATCTGGCATGTCATTTTCATTTAGATAAGCGTCAGCAAGTTCCTTTGTTGCAAAAACAAAATCACTTTCCCCACCTAATAAAATCTTATCAATGTCTGATTTATTTAAGTTTACACCTGCTTTTAAGACTTCAACAACTTTGTTGAGTTGCCAACCTCTTAAAACTTCGCCATCAGCAAATGTTCCACTTAAAGTTGTATCTGCTATTCTTTGTGCCATTTTTTCACCTACCTATTTTCTTTAACTTTTCCAAGTTTATATAATATTCCAATATTTGCTAATCCAAAATAATTTTGAGTTCTAAACTTAAAGTTAAGTTGAATTGCTTTACATTTCTTTGAAACAACTAATTTGTGAACTATTTGATTTCCATCACCAAGTTTGTCTTTCCCTATTTCAAAATTACCAAGTAAGTCTTTTTTAACGGTTAAGTTAGCAACATCACTTGTAGTAAATATAACTTCTCCAATATCATTATGACTAATAGTATAAGCAATAGGTTCTAAAATTGTGTACCCATCGACTTTTATTGTAACTCCAAGAGGAATAATTCTATCACAATAATTTTTAATATAAATTGCTTTAATTTTTTTATCGTGAGTAGGGGTATCAAACACAAAATTAGGAGTTTCAATTTCACAAATAGGGGTATAATCAACTACATCTTCTTCATCATTATCATAAAAATCAGTGTAATCATCATTATCATAAACAAACAAATGACCATTTCTTATCGCTAATAAATTTAAGTTATTTACAAACATAATATTTGGTTTTTGTGCATAAATATCAAACGTAAATGGTTTTCTTTTATTTGTTAATTCAATATCATAATAATGTTTTATTGTGTCATACTCTCCGTTTTGATACAATAACCAATATTGCCCGTTATATAATAAACTATCAACATCGTCAAAAATTTCAATTTCACCTTTTATTTTATTATCTGCTTTTTGTACATTTTCCATTGTTTCGGTATAATAATTCAACACTAAACGATATAACCCTTTTTTACTTAAAAAGTATAATGAGTTTTCTATTGCACGAACTGAATTAGGACTAATACACCCAACAAAATCACTAACAAGAGTTATCCCCTCAAAATCACTATCACCATAGTTTGCTGATAACTTAAAAATCTTTTCTTTTGTAAATATAATATAAGACCCTTTAAAAAAGTTTATTGTTGTAATCTTATCATTCAAAGGAATAGATAATGCAATATAATTATAATTAGGTAAATAATCAAATTGATTAGTAGCACTAAACCATATAACATTTTCATTATAATACAATAAACGACTATCAATTTCAATAATCTTAATGTCTTTCAAGTCAACTCCTGTGAGCAATTTTCCACTATCAAGCCCTATTTCATATATTGATGTCATAGGGAGTATAAGTTCAGATTCGTTATAATAAGGAAGTTGTGTTGTAATAGAATAATATAAACTTCCTATTTTAATAATATTCAAAAACGACGGGAAAACATCTTCTAAATTTTCAAAAGTATGATATGAACTAGTAACTTCAGAAAAAGAAGAATAGACTATCTCAAAAGAAGGCCCACCGTTATAAAATTGATATAAAATTCTTTGCCCGTTTTCATTATATATTTCAAAAAACAAGCCGTCATAAGTTGCACTAATATAAGTACTAAATACTACTTCTGGGTTAGCAGTTAAAACATCTGATTGTTCACTTTGTTTTGTAATTGTCAACAATGAATAACTATCGCTTGCTAATCCTGTTTTCTCAGAAAGCCGTTTATAATATGTGTTTTTTTCACTTGTATAGATAACTCCATCAATATTAAAATCTACAAAATCAACTACATCTTTTGGATAAAATGGAGTTAATGTGTCTGCTTCTAAAATAGTATCATTCTTTGACACTTCAATTTCAATACTTGTAGCATTTTCAAACCCATCAATATAATCAATATCAAAATAAAATTTTACAATATTATCAACAAGTTGAGGAGCACCAGCAGTGTAATTCAAAACTTCTCCCCCTTGATTTTTAAGAGTAATTTTTAATTCTCTTGGAGATAAAGATGTCCCTGTTATTAAAACATTTACTTGGAAAGAACGAAACGGAGAATTAGTTGGTATTTTTTGTAAAAGTTCATCAGTTGCCTCGTTTGTTAACCAAATTGCCTTTATTGCTTTTATTGTAGTAGTAGAAACTGAAATAGCAGTTAATGGATTAGACGCCAACATATTAAACCCTAAATCATCTCCTACATTAGTAACTTCATAAGGGTCAGGCTCATAATAATTAGTATTATCAATAACACTAAAAGTATTATTTTCAACATCATAAACCCCAATAGAGTTTTCAGTATCAATAATATCACAAATACTAAAATATACCTTGTCATTATTGTATATTGTCTTAATATTTGTTTTTACTTTTTTAGAAGTAACCCCTTGCATTTTAATTCCTAATTCTATTTCATCACCATTTGCTTCAATAACAAATGATTTAATATCATCATAATCAACATGTATATTAATATCATTTATATTATCAGAAACAAAACTAACATATCCACTTCCGTTAACATCAAATGAATAGTTTAAAACACCACTTTCCTCAGGATATCCACTAATTTCAACTTTAACATAATCATACTTATTAAAGTTTGTTAATAATTTATAAAACGGTGAGGTATTTGAAATATTAACGGTACTATTATAATTGTACCCATTATTTTTAACAAATTCATATAATTTAGTAAGAGTTATTACAAATGCTTCACCAATATTTTTTGTAATCAATAATGAATATATCTCTTTTTCATTAGCCAATAAAATAGTTAATGAATATTCAAGCGATAAGGTATTAGAAACAAAATCACTAAGTGTCAAAGTTTGTGATGTTGGAGTATATGTCCATTCAGTATCTTCTTGTGGTTCTTGAACTTCAATATAACTATATTCAATTAGTTTATCAATTAAATTTCCTTCATCTTTTACAACAAGAAACAAATGCGTAACATCAGGTAATGTTATATCATTATCAGCAAGAAGTTCATAAAACATATTGATATACTTAAACCCTTTACGATTTTGAACTAACCCTTTTGTTGATAACTCCACATTTATCATCTTTCTAAATTCATTATCATTTATAAGCCCATCAGCGTCTACTGTATTTACACCACCACTAAAATCTTCTAGTAAATATAAAATCTTTTGCTCTGGGTCACCACGATATATTTGTCGTTTACTCATTCAAACCCCTCATCTTCATTTGTATTTGTTCGTCCAAACAATGAAAAATCAATTCCATTAGATAAATCTCTTTGATATATTTCATCAAAATCATCTTCACGATAATCTTCGTTGATTGCAGAATATTTGTTATCAACTAATTTTAATAAATTTTCACTAAATGTTACTAAATATCTATCAGCCTCATTCAATGAACCGTCATTCATTTTAATTGAATAACAAGCATAAGGAATAAACAATGAAATTACCCATTTTGTTGCAAGTGCTGTATAATCAGTTTCTACATCTTCAAATATTGGTAATTCACATTTTAACTCACTGTTTATTTTACTGATTGCTTCATTTACAAAAAATATTACTTTTGACGCTTCAAAATTTTCGTCAGTATATGCGTTTGCAGCGTTTGTAATGCTAGTTAGAGTCATAATTTCACCTTCCTATCTAAAAATAAAAGGGTATTATAAAAATACCCCTATTAAAATCCTTCTAGTTGTTCGTTAGTTTCTTTCGGTTGAATAGAACGAGCAATTTTTGCTAATTTTCTCTCAATCGCCTTTGCAATAGTTTCAGGATAACTTTGTTCCGTTCCGTTAAAACGAAGTGTAACAGGGTAGCCATTATATGAAAATGTCCAAACAGAACCTAATGCTGTTTTGTAAACTTCGCTTCCAACAACTATTCGTTTTGGTTCTTTCATCAATTTTTGAATGAATGACATTGATTGTTTTTTTAATTCTTCTCTTGCAGCACTCTCTTTTTCATAAACTTCTTCAACAGGTGCTGGTGGTAATTTTCTATTAGTTTGTTTTGCCATAATAATAATCACTCTCTTTCTAAAAGTTGCAAGACCAATTTGTTAGGTTTATTGGGAAAAACCGATGTTTCTTTTTCATAACTATTATCTTGCTTTTTAGTTATAAAAACTTATTTTTAGTTAGTTATGTTTATCCAATAGTTAATGTATAAGCGAGGTCGTCAGTATCAATCGCAACATCACCTGCTGCTGTTCTACGAACAAGACTTGCGGTAATTGTTGCAGTTCCATTTGTTGCTTTAATTGCTTCAACTTCTGCTGTAAACAAGCCTGTTTTTGTTACAATAGCAACATCTTTATCACTTGAAGTCCAAGTTACATCATAACCATCGTCCAGAGTTGCTTGTGAAGCGGCTGCTACATTTTTAACAACTGCTGTTAAAGTGTCTTTTTCACCTTTTGCTGATTGTGCGAGAGTTGCTGTAAGTTCAATAGTTCCATCATCTAATGATGTTTGGATAGCATTACGACCTAATGGGTCATTTCTGTAATCATCAGCCAATGATACATCATATGCAGACACTGAATAGATTTTGGTGATTGCAAGCGGGTCAATAACCTTTGCACCAGACCAAAGTTTGTAACCAAATGTTGCAATTTGACCAAGAGGGTCGTCTTTTGATGCTGCAAATGTAGTTGATAACCAACGAATATTGCTTCCACCAAGTTTAATAACAACATATGGTTCACGTCCTAATAGATAAGATGTGTAAACATTGTTAGGCGTTGACGCTGCGTTTGCTTGAACTTCTGCAATTAGAGTTTCAATAATGTAGAAACCATAAAGTTTGTATTGTTCAAGATTGCCAGATTTGATAGGACTATTATCGTTACCAGGAACTAATACTTTATCTTTCAAATCAGCGTCGTCAAGTAAGTCTTGCATTACGTTCGGGTGAACGACAATAACAGGTTTTCCACCAAACTTAACGTGTCCGTTTCTACGATAATTTTTCATTGACAATGCTGCTTTACGAACTTCTTTAAGAGTAAGAACGTGAGTAGTTGAACTTGTCAAAGTATCAATAGATGTTTGGTTTGCTACAAACCATTCACTTGCGTCATCAAACGAAGAAATTACATCTCGTTCAATAACTTCTGCTGCATGTCTTGCTAAATCAGGCATATAAATTGACTTGACATCATCATCATGAATTTCATCAACCCAATCAGTAATCTTAATATAAGCACCAAATTGATTGATAGTTCCTTGCACCTTTTGAGCCTCAATTTTGAGTGGAGTTGGTGCAACTCCTTCTGCTAATGTTTCACTTGTTAATGACGCAGAAACAGGTAAACTGTTATAACGTCTTAATGAGATTGTTTTTGTTCCCATATTCTTGGGAATATCTACACTTCTACCAAGAGTAGTAAAAACAAAGTTTCTTTGTTCAAGGGTAATCATTCCTAATAGAAACTTCGCCCAATACTCTGTGGTATAATTACTATTTCTTTGAACTGTTGCTAATTTATTTGCCATTAAATGTTCTCTCCTTTTTTATAATTTTATACCCCTTTCAGAAGCGTATTTTTTCAAATCATCTTTGACAATATCGTCGATAGATTTTTCGCCACTGCTTGTGCTTGTAAATTTCTTTTCTTTTAAACTCTTTTTTTCAGTTTCTAAAACCTTTTGAGTTTTACGTTCAGCAAGAATATCCACAGCATATCCTTGAAGTAATCTTTTTGGATTTTTAATACTTATTAAACTATCAAAATCCCAACCTTCTTCTTCAAGATTTTGAACAATTTTTGTTCGTTCATCATCACTTAATTCATTATCTTTTGTAAAATTGTTGAAAGTTTCTACAAATTGTTGTTTCTTAAAATTAAATGATTGTTCTTGTTTCTCTTTTTCTGCAACCAAAGCACGTTCTTCAAGTTCTTGCAAACGCTTATAAACTTCGGGGTCAATGTTTTTTGCTTTTGCTTCTTCTTCAACTTTTTTTGCTTTAATTGTTTTTGCCATTTCTTCAGAGTTTTGATAACCATAGGCTTTTGCAATATCTTCCCAAGTTTTAATCTCTTGTTCGTGTTTAGATAGTTTTTGTTTAAGGTCGTTATTTTCTTCACGAAATTTTTTAAAGGCATAATCAGTCTTATCAGGCTTTTCAACTTTTTTTATTTCTTCATCACCCGTAACCTTTTTTTCTTTTAGGTCATCTAGGGTTGTTTCGTCGTCTTCAATTTCTTCATTTTCCTCAACATCTTCTTCTTCACTATGTTGTTCGTCGAGTTGTTTATCTTTTGTTTCTTCAACATCTTCTTCAACATCTTCTTCGACATCTTCTTCAACATCTTCTTCAACATCTTCGTTTTTTGAAAATTCATCTTCCAAAACTCTTTCTAGTTCTTCTACACTATCAAAAGACTTATTAAAATCAGGCATAATATCTCTCCATTTCTCACATAATATATTTTACAACCGTTAAGGTCGGTTTGTAATTATTGCTCATTACAAAGCATATTTATCCCCCTGCTTGTGGGTTCTTGAACAATAACTCTCTACACTTATATTATAGTCATATTTTATCAAAAACTTTAACTAAATATAAAAATGCTTAAAATTCTTCATTCCCTGTAACTTGTGGCATTCCTTGTTGCGTTCCTTGTTGCGTTCCTTGTGGAATTTCTTGCGACATTCCTTGCGACATTCCTTGTTGCATTCCTTGTACATTTTCACCAAATTCTTCATCTCCTGTTACACTTTGTTGTGCTTGTGCTTGCTGAATTTGTTGTGCTTGAACTGATTGCTCTTGCATTGCTTTTTGTGCAAATTGTGCTTTTTGAGCAATTTGTGCTTCTTCTTGGGCTTGTTTTTGGGCTTGTTCTTGAGCAATCTTCATTTCAATTTGTTTAGATACTTCCTCAACTGTTTTTAAATCTTTTCCATCAATAATTTCCTTAATTCCTTGACTTATAGTATTTGAATCAATATTGTGCTTGATTGTTAAGAATGTCCATTGAGTTATAATCTCTGATTTTGCTTCTGCGTCTTTACTTGTCAAGTTTTCATATCTTTCTACAAGTTCACGTCTATTAGGAATATCATATTCTTTCAAAATATCAAGAATAGTTAATACTTTAATAGGAGATTGATATTGTTGTTCCATAGCAAACAATTCTTGCAATAATTTTTTTGTCTTTTCTTTTGCATAAGGTGTTTTTATATCAAGATGAATTGAATAAGTATAATCTAAATCTTGCAACTTACTAGGAACATCGTATTTCTTAAAATCATACTTTCCGTTAGATTTTTTTGAACCACGAGCATAAATTGTATGTTCTGCAAAAACAAGAACAATAAAACGGACAATAATTTTTGTTAAATCTTCTACATATTCTTCTAAATTATTTAAAAACTTTTGTTCAATTATTTTAGCACGAGATAATGTGCTATCAGAACCCCCCTTTGTATTTCCTGCTGACCCATATTCCCCTTGAAATTCAGGGGTTGCTCCTGCAAGTCTATAAATTGCTTCTTCGTCTTTACTTGCCAATGTAACAAGATTTGGGTCAATAACATTATCAAACAAAGTCTTAACACTATCATTCACATTGACACGAGATTTGATAACAAGCCCAGGAACACCAATAACTCCTGCGAGAGTTTTAGGATTGATACCACTCGCTTCACTAACAACAAATGATGGACAAGCAAATTGTAATGCTGTATTTGTTGTTGCTGATTTTACAGCATTGATTGATTTTTGTAAATCTATCAGTCTGTCAATAAGAGATAGACTATATGCTGACTTAAATTTCTTTTGCCAACGTAATTGGGCTATTGGAAAAATATCAAGAGGAAATTCTTTTTCTTTTTCAACAATCTTATTTTCTAATAAAATTGTTTTAAATACTTTATTATTTCTTTTTTCGTAAAATGTTCGCTTTGTTAATATACTTTCTTGTTCTGCGTTATATTCATTTCCTTCAAATAATTCTCCTCTTTCTTCTGGGGTAATTGCGTTTCCAATAGTATCCTCAAGACTTGAAATATATCCTTCATCTTTTGCTTGTTGTCGTGTAATTCTTTCAACAACTACAACATAATCAGCGTTACGAAGTGATAAAGCATTAGGGTCTATTAACACACTTGAAGGGTCAATTAGATAAGCCTCTAATGCCCCCTTTCTTAAAGTTTTAGTCCCACCATAAATACAACTATCATCAAACACAATATGTGTAAAGGCGTCCCGAACAATAGCAACCTTTTCTATTGCATTATTTATATGATTATCCATATTCATCTCATTCCAAAACGTTCTTGTAATCTCGTTTAATAAGAAAATATCTTTTTCATCTTGTGGGGATAAAGGTTCTAATTCTCCTACATAATCACTAGATTGTAGAGAAGCAATACGAATATCAACAGCGTCACTCATATAAGGGGAGTTAATATCAATTACCCAAGGTTTATCTTCTGCATATGAAGCAAGAAGTTTATACGTTCCCTCATAAAATGCAACATTTGTTTTGTAATCATCAAAACGTTGTACATCAAATTCTCTGGCTTTTCTAAACAGTTTTACATAATATTCGCTATCTCTTATCATTATTTATCACCTTTTTTTTCCTTTATATATTCTCTTATATTTTCAGGAACTCCGTCTAAATAAATACCGTCTAGGTTCCCACTACTTTCTAATTTGCTTATTCTTTGGTCAAGTTCAGCAATTTTGACAATTAAATCATTGACTTCTTGGTCTAATGTTGGTTTATTATCCATATAATCACCTCTTTTCTATTATCTAAATCTTGTATAAACATCTTCGGTTAATTCCAAAGGACTTTTTCTTTCAAGAGTGTCCCCAATGAATGAACTTGCAAATGTTGGCTTATTATGATACTCTCGTAGATATATATTATTCATATCTTTTGGATTTTGTGGTAAAGCAGTAATCATATAGCGTAATGCGTCCATTAAATGATTGTCTTTATCCATTGGTTTATCATTATTTCTGTTTTCAAAAGATTGATATGAGTACCTTTGCATTTCGTACTTGATATTATTGCAAGTATTAAATATTTTTAATTTTCCTGCTTCAAGATAATCACGCACTTTTTCGATACCATACAAGATATCATCATTTGCTTCTTCAAGGGTAACCCCACTCAATGAGTAAAAATATTCTTTATAAGATTTTAAATCTCTGTCATTACGATTACGAACACGAGGGTCTGCTTGGACAGGAAGAAATAATTTTAAGTCTTTTAAAGCATTTGCCATCTCTCTTGCGTGATAACTAATAGGGCGTCCTCTAACATAGTAATCATCGTAGATGTGAATAACCCCTGTGTTAGGGGAAATAGCACCGATTGGTCTTGCTGTCGGGTCATTAAATCCAGCGTCGTATCCTACTAATCGTTCCCAAGATTTAGGAATAGAAAATGGTTCTTCAAACGCAATAGCCATTTCAGGATACACAACCCCATCTTTAACAGTCAAAAGACAATCAATGTATTTTTGTATCCATCGCTTATTCTTACCTGCTGAGATACGTTCAATATATTCTTTTGGCAAAAACTTATTATCTCTTGTTGAAGATATAAATGCGTGAAAATGACGTTGTCGGTCTGTTTGTCTAATTGGTTCGTATTGAGTTACATCAATACTTGGAGAACCTACAATTTTATCAGCATGTAACAAAAATTTATCTTTTATCCAACCTTCTTCTGGATTGCTAGATACAATTCCCATAAAATTATACCTTAATTCTTTACCATTCTTATCACGCACAATACCTGCTTTATTACGCAAACGGGTCATTAGTTGGTCAAATATATCATAATCAACCCCACTTGCTTCTTCTATGTAAAAGGCAGTTAAATTCAATGAACGTAGTTTCTCTTGGTCGCTTGACGAATATACAATTATTTGGTGTCCATTTGTTAATCTATAATAAGGACTTGGGCTTTGTCTTGAATAGTCAACGAACCATTTTGGGAGAACCTTCTCCAATTCAGGAATAACTGCGTCTTTTACTAAGGATAAGGTAGGTGCTGTAATAAGTGTTCGTCCATTAGAGGTGGCTAATGCATGAGCCGTAATCTCAACGCAACTTGCTGAGGTTTTTCCAGAACCAAACCCCCCAATATTTAGTCTATATTGTGCGTTAGACTTATGAAATTCCTCTTGATGGGGTAATGGGATATAATCAATAAGAGTTGCATTACAATTATCACAACGGCCATAAAATAAGCCATCTCTTATTTTAACAAGTCCAACATCACACACAGGACAACGATAATGTCTATTACCTTCTTCATCACATTTTAACAAACGAACCTTTTTATTTTTAGCAATACTATCTTTATTAAACATCAAAATATTCCTTTTGTGGCAAAAACATAACAACAATATTAGAGTTATCATCAGCATTATTTTTCTTTTTTAGTTGTTCTTTAATTTTTAAAGCGTCTGACGTCTTTGCTCCAACACCGATTGCTTTATTAGCATTACGTTCTGAACGTTCATCAACAAATCCATCAATAAAACGTTTTACAACATTGTGTTTTAAAAACTTTTGCCAAGACGAAGGATTTCCTGTCTTATACTTATCATCTAATTCTAATGAAGTTAAATCAATGTTATCTACAAGTTCAGACGAGAATAACCCAGCATATGTGATGTAGAGTTGTCGTCTTTCTATGTTTTCTTTTAATTGCTTATCTTCCATTATTAAATTTATTAGTTCATTATCTTGTCCCATTATATCACTCCCTTAAATTAGCATATCTTTTATAAGAACTAACATTATTCCAACTCAACAAATTCAGGCGTTAATGAGATAATATCCCCATTATCGTTTAATTGAATTGTTAAAATATAACCCCCAACGTAAGATACTAGATTATGTCCTTCCATAAAAGGCGTTTGATTTTGAAACGATGGGCACATCAAAGTATGTGTCTTCTTATAGTACAGATATGCCATCTTGTGGTAATGTCCTATGGCGAGTATCTTACTTTTTTTAGTTCTCTTATCTATGATGGCTTGTGCTTTATAAGATATGGTAGTCGTAGCCCCATCATTAGGGTGCATAAGGTCAAGGTCAACCCCCTCACTTAACCATACTTTAGCGTAGTTATGTCCTAGGTAAATCATATCATTTCTCCCACGACTTATAGCAATCCCGATATTAGCACCCCCGTTAGCGATATGACTAGCGTCATGGTTTCCTGTAATAAAGTAAGTGTAACAGTCATCAATCTTTGGATATTCTCTTGTGATATAGTCGACTTGGTCATCAAACCCAAAAACATATTGTTCAAAGATACTCCCGTCTCTTGTCTTATAGTAGCCATCGCTGATATCTCCACAATGATAGAAATCTCTCACCCCCTTACTATACGCATACTCATAAAATGTCTTAAGGGCGTCTAGTGCTTCAAACTTGCTCCCCATATGCGTATCACTCACGATAGCCACCTGAATGGTGTTAGTTGTTTGCAGTCGTTTGATAGTGTTCTCTCCCGTTTCTAGTATCGGAAGGTTATGTATCATCATATGCTCATTCTCTTGCCACACCTTGATGTTATATCCTCGCAGGTTAGCCCTGAATGAGATAGCCAAGATATCATTCTCACTCATTCCTAATATCTCACTTGCATAAGAAACTCTTTTCTTGGTCTTCACGAAGGCGACTAATCGTTCCTCATCTTCAAATCGGTTCACTCGCATATCATCTCTTTTCTTGGTTCCTCTTGTTAGAGCCCTTTTTGTTTTAGGCTCATTAGCGACTCTCCACATAGTTCGCCATTTTTCTTTCGTCCCGTCATACCCTTTATCTTGCATGTGCTCTTGAACCTGAACCCACGAAACTCTCCCATTATGTCGTTTGTTGCAAACTGCTTGGTCAAGCAACTCTTTCACACTGTTCCCCCTGTTGTCGTTATTTGGAATGTTCATCTAGTGCTTGACCGTACTCGCACTCTCACGTGCTATTCTAGCCAACTCAAACTTGGCAAACTTGCGTGCTATGACATAGATAAGTTCTCCCACCACATCGTCTATTGTTTGTTTAGCCTCATAGCATTCTTCGTAAGTTGTGATGTCTTTCAAGTTATAACTCTCAATGAGTTGTAACATCTTCTCCTTAAACGCTAGTATTGAAATGTTTTCATTCATGTTAACCACCTTATTTTTTCCTTTCTTGTTTTTTAAAAGGGGAACCCCTCTCTTTCAATAAACTTATGTTTTCCCCCTACACCTATATTATAGTCATTTTACCCACAAATCTTTAACTAAAAAAGAACATTATTTTTTATTCCCATATTTTCCATTCTCTACTTATCACTACTCTCTCTACTACTACCCTTATCACTACCCAAATCACTCCCTTATAACCTTTTTTATTTTATTATCTTTTTTAATGATAAATGGGTGAATATGGTGCTAATAGAGGGCAGGTTGGGTTAGAAAGTAGCGTTTTTGTTTGACACGTGTGAAATGGTTATTTTTATGCATATTACCAACCGACGACTAGTCCTACCCCCTTTTTAGACCACTTTAAACCCCCCCCCCCCCCCAAAAAAAACACACCCGGGAACGTGTAAACTTTTTATTTATTTTAAAGTTTACAATAATAGTTATCTTTTATATATAGTATATATATCAGTTTGACATATATAACATATACAAATTATTAAGTATACTATAAAGCGTATGTATATATGTATTTATGTATATACATAAATCCTGACTGAAAAATTCAATCTCTACCAAAAAAAACGAAACTTTATAGTAAGAGTTGTAAAATACAACCCATACTATTAAACTTTATATTATATATATCAAAAAATACATTTTTAGCCAATTATAGATTTCTATAACTTTATAGAATAACCAAGTAAATACTTCCTACCTTATTATTTTTGAAAAAACCCGAAAAAACCTAAAAAATAGCACAAAAATATTATTTTAATGAAAACGTTTTCATATAAATAATTGTTTACAAAAGCATAAAAATAGCGTATAATATAGTTAGATAGTAAATACTATCCAGAAAGAAGGATTTAAAAAATTATGAAAAAATTAAACGAGTATTTTATTATCGTTGACCCTTGCGACCCTTGCGAGATTCCAGAAAGTGTATTGACAAAAAAAGAGATGACTAATTATTTTAAAATATCAATACAATCAATCAATGAATGCTTAAGAAAAAATTGGTTGATAAAAGGCAAA